CTGGCAGGCGGTCCGCGAGGCGATGAACGACCCCGGGCAACCGTCCGTCGAGTTTGAAGCCTACGCCATGCAGGCCATCTTCCAGGGCCTCTATCAGGCGTGGCTCGATACCCGGGCGCCGCCGGAACTGCTGGCGCGGGGCGCAACGCGGGAGGTGACCACCGATGGCTGACAACTACGGCACCGTCGCGGGGTTCCTGGCCTGGGCCTCGGTTCGCGCCAAGACTTACGCCGCCGACGACGCCACCATCCTGGCCGCCCTGGTCCGCTCGTCGGAGTATGTGGACGCCGCCTACATGGCCCAGTGGCAGGGCTTCAAGACCAACGGTCGCTCCCAGGTGCGCCAATGGCCCCGGGCGGGCGCCGCTGACCGCGAGGGCCTGACGCTCTCCTCGTCCGCCGTGCCGATTGAGGTCGAGAACGCCACCTACGAGGGCGCCGACCGCGAGATTGTGGCGCCGGGCTCCCTGGCGGCGGACATCAAGCCCGGCGGCGGCATCATTCGCCGCGTCAAGGCGGGCAGCACCGAGGTCGAGTATGCAGCCGACACGGCCAACACCACGACCTTCACGCGGATCGACCAAGCCCTGTCGCCGCTGATCGGCGGGACCAGCACCTACAGCGGCAACACCGCGAGGGCCTGATGGACCGCATTGAGCGGCTGATGGCGACCTGGGAACCCCGGATCGCTGCGGCCTTCCGCCTAAGCATCCAAGGGATCCGAAACAAGGTGGTCATCGCCCAACTGGTCGAGGCCCTGAAAGCCGGGGACGTAGAGCGGGCGGTCCGCCTGATCGGCATTGAGCCTGTCCGCTTCCGCCCACTGGCCGCCGTCCTTGAGGCCTTCTTCGAAGCCGCCGGAATGGACACCACCGTCAGCATCAACGTGGGTCCGGGCGTGGGCCTTGCCATCTTCGACGTGCGAGACCCCCCGGCGGATAACTGGCTGCGGACCCACGCGACCGAACTGATCACCCGGATCAGCGATGAGCAGCGCGACATGGTGCGCGAGGCGCTTCGCCCGCTGCGCCTGGGTGTTGACCCGATGCTTTCCATGCAGACACCGCAAAAGCTGGCCCTGGACCTCGTGGGTCGCATCTCGAGTGTCACCCGCCAGCGCGAGGGCGGCATGATCGGCCTCAACGCCGAGCAGGCGAAGTGGGCGCGGAACTACGCCGCCGAACTGGCCGAGTCCCCACCGAACCCGGGTGCCCTGGAGCGCAAGCTGCGGGACAAGCGGTTCGACCGCACCATTGCCAAGGCCATCCGCGAGGAGAGGTCGCTCACCGACGAACAGCGGCAGGCCATGGTCTTCGCCTACCGGAACCGGGCGCTGCGCCTGCGGGGCGAAACCATCGCGCTCAACGAGGCGTCCGAGGTCGCCCACAACGCCCAGGTCGAGGCGTGGAAGCAGGCCATCACGCGGGGCGTGGTCAAGGAGGACTCGGTTCGCCGGTTCTGGATCACCGCTGGCGACGACCAAGTCCGCCCGACGCACCGGGAGGTTCCCGGCCTCAACGCCGCTGGCGTTCGCCTGGATCAACCGTTCCAGACCTACAAGGGTCCGGTCATGCAGCCGGGCTGGCGGTTCGATCCGGGGTGTCGTTGTCGGGTTAGGGTGCGGGTTGTGGAGTAGGCGCGACCGCCTCGTCCATCCCGGCGCCCAGGATCACAAGCGCCTGCCGCGCCGCCTCGATGGCGGTGTTGCCCACCACGGTCTCGCCCGGCTCCACGCCCAGCACGTCCGACGCGGCGCGAAGCCTGCGACCTACCTCGTCGTCGCTGATCGGGTTCCCCATGCCCCCACCTTAGCACGGAGGCCCGCATGGTCGACTTCACCGAAATTGCGGCAACGGTTTCCAATGTGATCGCCGCGGAGGGCCTGGGCGCGCCTGTTGCGCTGACGCGCAAGACACCCGGCGCCTACGATGCCGCAACCGGCGTGGCCGCCGTCACCACCACGGTCGCCAACGTGTTCGGCACTGTCGAGGAGGTCCGGGGTCGCGAGCTTATGTTGGGGCTGGCCCAGGCTGGCGACAAGCGCGTCAGCATCCCGGCTGCCCAACTGAGCGCGGCGCCCGCACCCGGCGACAGCCTGACCGTCCTGGCCGTGAACTACGTTGTGGTCCGGGTTGAGACCGTGACCGGTGGCGCCGTGGCCATCCTCTACGTTCTAACCTGCCGCGTGGCGTAGTGGTCTCGTTCGCCGAGCAGATGGCCACCGCAAAGATCGTGGTGCGCGCCGATATGAACCGCGTCCTGCGCGGCGCCATCGAGGAGGCCGGGGAGCGGCTGATCAAGCGCAGCCCGGTTGACACCGGGCGGTTCCGGTCGAACTGGCGCTATGGCCTGACGACCCCGGACCTGTTCGCGAACAAGGCCACCCGGGAGTGGTTCGTCCACAATCTTGAGGAAATACCCCGGGACCTCCTGGGCTTCCGGCACTTCATCACCAACGCGCTCCCCTACGGCCCGGCCCTTGAGCGCGGTTCGTCCGCCCAGGCCCCGCAAGGTTTCGCCGGTCTAACTGCCGTGGAGTGGCCGAACATCGTCTCGCTCGTGGTCGGCAGGGTTGGCGGGTCGGTCTATCAGGGAGGGGCGTTGTGAGCCTTACCGCTGTCCGCGCCGCGCTGGAAACCGCGCTGCAGGCCGTCACGCCCGCGCTGGTGACCCACCACGAGAACGCCGGGTTCACCCCGGTCCCGGGCACGCCCTATCAGTCGGTCGCGCTGCTGGTGGCCGAGCCCCGCAACGACGAGGTGTCGCGCTCCTGGGTCGAGCAGGGCCTCTTTCAGATCACCCTTCGCTACCCCCTGGGCGAAGGCCCGGCGGCGGCCACGGCCCGCGCAACGCTCATCCGCGCGAGCTTCTACCGGGGCGCCTCGTTCACCTCCGGCGGCGTGGTCGTCACCATCCCCCGGACGCCGCAAATCCTTCCGGCCTTTATCGACGGCGACCGCTTCGCCCTGCCGGTGCGCGTCCCCTTCGCCGCTCCCATTACCGCCTGACACGGCGGCCCCTGACGGCCCGCTCCGGTCCGTCTTCCTCTCACTGATCGGAGAACCCCATGCCTATCGCCAACGTCATCGCCACCCAGGTCAAGCGGGTGAAGCAGTCCGGCCTCGGTGTCGCCGGGTCGTCCGGGTCGCAACTGATGCGCCGGGTTTCGCTTGAGATGAACAAGCAGAACTCGACGTTCACGTCGAACGAGATCGTCAGCCACCAGCAGTCCACCGGCGCCACCCAGGGCCCCGGCCAGATCAACGGCTCCCTCAAGGGTGAGCTGTCGCCGGGCTCCTACGCCCTGGAGTTCGCCGCCCTCCTGCGCCGCGACTTCTCGGCGGTGTTCACCGCGATCACCGGCCTGTCGCTGACCATTGCCGGGTCCGGGCCGACTTGGACGGTCACGCGCGGCACCGGCGACTTCCTGACCGGCGGCGTCAAGATCGGCATGGTCGTTCGCCTGTCGGTCGGCACGCTCAACGCTGCCAACATCAACAAGAACCTGCTCGTGCTGGGCGTCACCGCAACGGTCCTGACCGTGGTTCCGCTCAACGGCGCCGCCCTGGTCGCGGAAGGCCCTATTGCCTCGTGCACCGTGGCCAGCGGGGGTGGCAAGATCACCTTCGCGCCGACCACCGGCCACACGAATGATTACTACACCTGGGAGAAGTGGTTCGCCGACCTCCCGCGCTCGGAACTGTTCACGGACGTGAAACCGGGCGCCGCGGACGTCTCGTTCCCGGGTTCCGGCCTGATCGAAGTCGGTTTCGAGATGGTGGGCCTGGGTCGGACGCTCGGCGCCTCGGAGGTGTGCACCTCCCCGACCGCCGCCAGCGCCACCAACACGGTCTCGGCGGTCCAGGGGCGGATCATCGTCAACGGCGCCATCACGGCGGTCACGAACATCCAGTTCAAGATCGACGGCGCCACCTCGGCGGGCGACCCGGAAGTGGGCTCGGCCACCCTCTCGGACCTCCAGCGCGGCAAGATCGGCGTCAGCGGTTCCTTCTCCGCGAAGTTCGAGACGGCCACCCTGCAGACGCTCCGCGATAACCAGTCGATCATCGCCCTGATCGTTGGCGCCGCCGACAGCGGCCTCGCCACGGCGGACTTCGTGGTCTTCACCCTTCCGGCCATCAAGCTGTTCTCGGACGACGCCAGCGACGGCGGCGACGGACAGGTGGTTCGCACCTACAACTTCACCGCCCAGTTCAACGGCGCGGGTGGCGCGAACCTCGCGACCCACCAGACCATCTGCCAAATCCACGACTCCCAGGCGCCATAAGCCGCGCCGAAGCCCGCACAGAACGGGCCACCCCTTCCTCCCCAACTTGAAACCGGCGGTCGCGCCGCCGGTGCTTTTTCGGAAAGGCCGAACCATGACGAAAGCGACCCTGTCCCTGGCGGACCTCAACGCCCGCGCCGCATCGAACAAGGGCTACGAGTTCGAATACCTCCTGGGCGGCGAGCCCACCGGCTTCTTCATCACCGTCCTGGGCGCGAATGCCGACGCCGTGGCGGCCACTATCAACGCCGAGGTCAACGCCATGCGGCGTCGCGAGCAGTTTGCCGCTGCCCGTCGCGCCAAGGCCCGCCATAGCGACGTGCCCGAGTTTGAGCCCATCGAGGAGGATATCGCCTCGGGCCAGCGCCTTGCCGCCGTCCGCATCTGCGGCTGGCGCGGTGTTGCGGAGCCCTACAGCCCCGAGGCCGCCCTGGCGCTGTGCGAGAGCAACCCGGACGTCTGTGTTCAGGTCATCGCGGCGTCCAGCGCGCTTGAAAATTTCTTGAAGCCCTCGCCGACGACGTAGTCGCCTACGCGGAGGCGCAGTTCCGCCTCAACGCGATGGTCGGTGAGGGCAAGGCCCGCACGACAGTTCGGGAAGCCCTGCAATCGCTGGCGTCGCAGGGCGACCCGGAAGCCCTCTCCGAACTTGCCACTCTGCCGACGCTCCCACGCCTGGGCGCTCACCTCTGGCAGTGGTTCTCGGAACTCACCGCGACCCGCACTGCCTCGGGCCTCGGGCCGAACCGGCTGACCCGCGCTGAGATTCGCGCGTGGGAGGCGGACGAGGGGCAATGGCTCGACCTGTGGGAGCGCCGCGCGATCCTGCGGATAGACCAAGCCTGGATCAGCAGCGCCCACGCGGCGCCAAAGTAGGGGGGCGTCCGTGACCGATATCGTCTCCCGCGTTGGCGTAGAGTTCACCGAAACCGGCGCCGAGAAGGTCGTTCGGTCCATCAACGACCTTGCCGGGGCCGGGACCAAGGCCGAGGGCGTGCTGGACAACGTGGCCGACGCCACCCGGCGCCTCGGTGAGGAGTCCCGCCGGGCCGCCGCGCAGAGCAAGAACCTCCAACTGGCCGGGCTCAACCTGTCCCGGCAGTTCTCGGACGTGGGTGTCTCCCTGGCCGGGGGTATCAACCCGCTAATGGTCCTGATCCAACAGGGACCACAGGTCGCGGACGCCTTCGCGGTGGCCCGCCAGCAGGGCCTCGGCTTCTCGGCGGTCCTCCGCGGTATTGCGGCCTCCCTCGCGCCGCTCCTCCCCATGCTTACCCTCGCGACGGTCGCCGTGGGCGGCGCCGTGGGCGCTTTCATGGCGTGGCAGGAGCAGGGAAAAAAGACGGCAGAGGCATTGAAGGCCACGGCCAAGAGCGCCGCTGAGTTCGTGAAGGCGCAGGACGACGTGCGGAGCGCGCTGGGTCAGGCGCTTACCTTCTCGGAGAAATACAAGGTGGCGAACGACGCCATCACCAAGTCGCTCGACGGCGTGCTGCAGGCACAGTCGGCGGCCTACCGCGAGACCATGGCCGGGATCAGCGCCACGGATGCAGCGGGCCGGGCCGCCGCCCAGCGCGCCGAGCTTGAGCGCCTTGCCACCGTTGCCATCCTTCGCCGGGCAGCGGCGGAAGCGCAGGCACGCGCGGCACAAAGCGATGCGGCGGCCCGGTCGGCGCGCGGCGCGGCCCGGTCGTCCGGCTTCTTCGCCACCCTGGGGTCCGCCTATATGAACGCCGAGGCGCCGGGTGGGGTTGACCCGCTGGCGCGCGGTGAGGCGGTGGAGATTGCCAAGTTCCGCCAACTGGGCGGCGAGTCCGCTGCAGCGGCGGCTAAGGCCGAGCGCGAATTCGCCAAGACCCTTGAACAGACCGCCGACGCGCTTCTCAAGGGCAGGCTGGTGGCCCCACAGACCGCCGCCGACCGCCGGGCGCTGGCCGCTGCCGCGCGGGATGCCGCCAAGGCCGAGCGCGAGCGCGCCGCTGCTCTGGCCGAGATGACCAAGCGGGTTGAGGGTGTCGTGCGTGCCCTGGAAACCCCCTATGAGAAGGCCATCCGGGAAACCGGCGAGGCCACCCTTACGCTCCGCGAAGGACTCGAGGCAGGCATAATCAGCCTCGACGTGTTCCGGGAGTCGGTCTCGCGCCTGTTCCTGCCGGTGGTGGACGCCAAGGACGCGGTCAAGGCGCTCAACACCGAGTTCTCCTCCACCCCCGACGACCTCGAAAAGGCCGTCAAGGGTATCGACACGGCCACGGACAAGGCCATCGACCTCGCCCGGGCTTTCAGCGACGTCTCGGTTTCGCTCCGCGACATGGTGCGCTCGATCCGCTCGGGCGACGTGGGTTCCCTGATCCTCAACCTGCAAGACCTGGGCACCGGGATCACCACCATGCTCCAAGGCGGCGCCCAAGGTGCGCTGACCCTGGGCTCGCTGGCCGCGAACGCCATCGGCGGGCGGACGGGCCGGGCCATCGGTGGCGGCCTGGGCATCGCGGCCTCGGGCCTGGGCGTGGGCGCCTTTGCGGCCTCCTCGGCGGGCGCTGCGACCCTGGGTGCGGCAGGCCTTGGCGCGGGCGCCATTGCAGGCATCGCGGCCATCGCGCCGCCCCTGGCCGCTGTTGCCGCCGCCCTCTACGCGGCGGTCAAGATTTTCAACATCGGCGGCAAGCCCTCGAACAACGGCGCCGGGTTCGACCTGACGACCGGCGCGCTGTCGGGCAACCGGCGGAACGCGGAGACCGAGCAAGCCGCCCAGGGCGCCGGGGAAGCGATCCGGGCCATCCAAGACGCGCTCAAGGCAGCGGGCATCGGCCTCACCGACTCCGTGCGCGGCCTCGTGATCGGCACCCGGGACCAGACGCAGATCTACCTCGCCAGCGGGCGGACCCTGCTCTCGGCTGTGGGCGACAGCGGCGCGGCGGTCGATACCGCGCTGCGGGCAATCCTCGAAAGCGCGACGTTCGTCTCCGAGGCGCAAAAGAAGCTGGTCGACAGCGCCCTCGCGGCGGGCAAGGGCTTCGACGCGATCCAAGACATCCTGGCCCGCTACGAAAGCGCCCAGGCGATCACCGGCAACCTCGCGGCGCAAATCCAGCAACTCAAGGACCCCAAGGCGTTCGACCTTGCGGCTGTCGAGAAGAACATCAAGGCCCAGCGCGATGCCGCAAAAGACCTCGCGGACAACGGTTTCATCACCGCCGACGTGCTGGCGACCATCAACACCCAACTCACCGAACTGCGGGGGCTCGAGATCGAGCAAGTCTTGAAGCGGTATGCGGAGGTCATTGAGGAGGCGACCAACGACAATCTCGCCAAGGCGAACGACAACTTGGCCGCTGCCCAACAGACCCTCATCGAGGCGTATGGCCGGGAGGCCGACGCGCTCAAGGAGACCGCCGACCGCTTCCGCACCCTGGCGAACAGCCTGCGGCAGTATGGCGCCTCACTGGCGGGCGGGCAGGGTGGCGCCGCCGCTTTCGCGGCCACCCGCAGCGCCTTCCTGCGGACCTCCGCGCTGGCGCAGAGCGGCGATGCGGCGGCCCTGGGCGACCTCCAGCGGGTTTCCGACGCCTACCTACAGGCCGCACGCGCCGTGGCCCCTGACGCGCGCGCCTACGCCCGCGCGCTGGCCGATGTTCGCAACGCCGTGGAGGCGTCCGCCAGCGCCGCGGATGCCCAGGTTTCCAACGCCGAACAGCAGCTTGAGGCGCTTCACCAGATGGTCGCGGCCCTGGTCAAGCTGGACGAGAATATCATCTCCGTCGGGGCGGCCATCGTTGCCCTCGCGGAGGCCACGCGCGCCCAGGCCGAGGCAGCGGCGGCAGATCGCGTGCAACAGGCCACAGCCCCGCCCCAGGTGGTCGCGGCGCCCACGTCCGCGCCCCTGTCG